GACTATCAATTGTTGCTAACACTTCATCGTCGTTTAGCAGACGCATCTCTCCACCATCTATCTTGATTCGACTACCTGCATATCGTGCGAACATAATCCAATCTTTTACTTTGCACCATGGACCTTCTGGATATCTCTCCTTATCCTTATAACATTGTGGACCCATGGCTAATACCAATCCAACCTGTGAGGCAACCTGTTGCCTCTCTAAAGTTGTTTCAGCTAATACTAAGCCACCTTTAGTTTTTTCTTTCATCTTAAAAGGTAAAACTAAAAGTCTCCAACCTGTTGGCTTTGGTAATTTTGGTTCTTGTTTTAGTGGTTTTACACCAACCAATTTATTGTTTGGTTTTAATATCGATGACTGTTCCTTTTCCATTTTGCTCCTTATCTTCTAGCAGGTTAGAGAGTTCCTGTCTTGTTGCCTCTAGGGCGTTTATCTGTCCTATTATATACTGATACTTTTCCATATTGTCAACACCTCCAGATGTGACCGTTACAGATAATGCCTCTGATCTAGCGTTTATAAACCTAATTAGTTTTGTTATTACGTTTTCTAATTGCATCTTTTCCTTTCTTAGCGATAGATGCAACTTGGCTTTTACCCATAACTTTAGCTCTCTGTTCCATCACCGTTAATATTTGTATTTTACGTGCAAAGGGTTTATTCACACGTTTAACTTTTGCAACGGTTGCTCTCGCATCTGCAGGCGTTGCAAATTTTATTTTGACTGTATCTCTTGGATTTTCGTCAGTGTAAAGTCTTCTGCCAGACCCTTTAGGTTTCTTACCCGTTCCTTTTTTTGGATCCGCCACCTATAACTCCTTTTAGTGTTTTAGCCTGACCAGCATGTAATTTAGATGCTTTTTTTAGACCTTTAATCACTTTTTTTATTTTTGCTTTTGCTTTTTTCATATTAACATTTCCATCTTCTACGAGCCTGACGGAGTCTTGAATTAGGATCTTTAGCAGCTTTCGGAAATTTTTTCATTTGTCCTGCACTTCTTGCACAGAATGATTTACGTCGTTTAGCAGCTTTTGATCCTGGTTTGACTTTGCCAGTGACCGCTGTTTTTAGTTTGGAGCCGGGATTTGCTCTTCGAT